TCGTGCGGCGAGCCCGGCATGACCTCGCGCACGATCTCGGCCAGGCTGTGGCCGGCGGCGAAGTAGCTGATGTGATGCGCGCCCTTGAACGGATGCGCGGCGGCGACGACGCGGATCGACTGCGCGTCCGGGCCGATAATCTCAGCCGGGGCGATCGTGCTGATGAGAGATGTGCCGGTGATCGTATCGTGCATTATCCATCGCCCGGTGACGGTAGAAGCCGAGAACGCGATTGATCCACTGCCGATCCTTATAGCGCTCAACGCAGACGCCGACTCCTTCGATTGCGTGCAGGAAGCGGCCGCGCTCGATGACGACGCCGACATGCATCGGGCGATTCCACAGGCGCAGCAGGATGGCATCGGGAAAGCAGGCGTCGGCCTCGGCGACCGCGCGCCAATGTTCGGCCTTCTCGTGTTCGACCGTCGCCGCCATCGCGTCGGCGCTGACGCGGCTGGTGGTCTCGTAGCTGTCGGCGTAGGGCGGCAGCGTGATGCCGAACTGCTCGCGATAGATGAGGACGATGAGGCCCCAGCAGTCGACGCCCTCGACGGAGCGGCCGCGCTCGAGGAAGGGGATGTGAAAGTACCGTGCGGGACTTTCGTCCATCAGAAGATGCCGGGATGCGTGGCCGGCGTGAAGGCGCCCTTGGGGAACTTGCGGCCGAGGACCTCGAGGAAGGCGAGTTCGCCGTCGACGGTCAGGATGTCATAGTTGGCATTGCGCAGTGTGAACGGGAACGGGCCGGCCTCGACCACGTCCGGCGTGGAGGCGAGCACGGCCTCGACGGTGATCTGCGGCGGGCCGCTGATCTGGCGCAGGGTCTCGACGATGGAGCGATCGACGTTGTCGATCCTGAGCACGGATTTCGGCGGGCTTTCCGTGTCCTGCGTCGGCAGATCCACATCGAAGGCATAGGCGATATAGGTGTTGCCGCGGCTGACGACCGCTTCGGTGTTGCGCGCGAAGCGCAGCGGCGTCGCCAGGTCGGGATGCGTGATCGTCAGGAGGACGATGATGGCCTCGTCGGTCTCCGGCTGGAAGGCGGCGCGGCGCAAGCGGTCGGTGGTCATGGCATGATCTCGAAATCGAGTTGCGCGTTGTAGTAGTCCGGCTCGACGCAGGTGTAGGTCGGCTGCTTGATGAAGCGCATGGTGACGGGGAGCCCGGGCGATTCGCCGGCATAGCGCGGATGCACCCAATCGAACGGCAGCGAGCCGCCTTGCGTGTCGTCGAGGTAGAAGCTGTCGAGGATCCGCAGCTGCGCCTCGGTGAGCGGCATGATGGTGCTGATGTTGCGGACGTTCGCGGTGTAGCGGCGCCGCAGCTTGGCGGGGCCGGCGTCCATCGGCGTGCGCAGGGTCGTGTCGGGCGGAACTTCCTGGTAGTTCGCGACCGGCAGATATTGGGGCAGAGTCGCAGGCCAGAGCATCTCAGCCCCCGCGCCGGTTCAGGCCATAGGTGGCTTCGAGCATCTGCGAGGCCGGGCCGCGCTGGCGGATGTCGCGCGAGAGCGCATCGCCGACCATGACCTTGACGATCTTCGACCCGTCGGCGCCCTTCGATTGCTGCGCCGTCGCCTGCTGGCCGGTGTTATTAATGACCTGCACGTTGACGCTGGGACCGTCGCCGCCCTCGCCGCCGCCCTGGCCGTGCCCGTGCGTGACCGAGACTTCCTCGCCCGGCGTCGCCATGAACTGCACCAGGCGCGAGTCGGTGGCGCCCTGGCCGCCGACGACGAAGGAGCCGCCGCCGGCAAAGGAGCCCTTGCCGCCGCCGGGGGCCGAGGTCGGCCCTTTGATGCCGGTGAGGCTCGACATGAAGCCACCGATCAGGTTCTCGAAGATCGAGCCGCCGCTGCCGCCGAAGGCCTTCAGTTTCGTGAACTGGTCATAGATGAGATTGAAGACGGTGTTGATGGCGTTGGTGGCGAAGTCCTTCCATTTCTCCTGACCGCTCATCGCCGCGGTGAAGCCGGCGCCGATGTCCTTGAGGCCTTGCGTGATGTCGGCCAGCGACTGCGCCTGCGCCTCGGCGGTCGCCTTGGCCTGCTCGGCGAGCTTCTCCTGCACGTCGATCTGCGCCTGCTGCGCGGCCGCGATGTTCTTGGCGGCGACTTCCTGATCCTGCTGGCTGTCGACGAGCTTATCGACTTCGGCGCGCTCGGCGGCGGTGGCATCGGCGCTGCCGCGGCGGCCTTCCTTGAACTCCTGCAACGCCGCCTGCGTCAGCTTGGCCTGCGCCTGCAGGTGGGCCAGCGCGCGCGCCTGGTCGTTGATGTTGAGCGCGGCCACGCCGGCTTCCTTGGCCTGCTCTTCCATGCCCTTGATGAGCTCGGCGACGGCCCCCTGCGAGCCGAGTTTCTTCGCCGCGATCTCGGCGTTGACCTGCGACTCCACCAGCTTGTCGACGGCCTTGCGCTCGTCGTCGGTGGCCTGCGTGTTGGTGCGCGTCCCGTTCTTGACGTCCTGCATGATGGCGAGGTCGAGCTTGTGCTGGGCCTGCATCTTGGCGAGCGCCATCGTGTGGGCGTTGATGTTGGTGGTGGCGATGCCGGCCTCTTTCGCCTGCTCGGTCAAGTCGGCGGTCAATTGCTCGACGGCGCTGAGCTCGCCCGGCTTGATGTCGATGTGCGGCGGCCGCGCCGCCGCCGCCGTGCCGGCGATGGCGGTGCCCGGCGTGATGCGGTAATCGCCCGGGCGCGCGCCGCTGGCCCCGGGTGCGACCGGACCCGCCTGCAATTCGGCCTGCCGCTTCTGCAGTTCGGCCAGCTGCTTGTTGAGGTCGGCGATCTCGTCGGCGCTGAACGGGGCCACGCGGCCGATGCGCGGCATGTACGTCCCGCCGGCGGCGAGCTTGTCCTGAATCTCCTTGATCTGATCGGCGACCTTGCCGAGTTCGGACTTCTCCGCGATGCCGCTGGCATAGAGCATGGCGGCGCCGGCGTCCTCGGCCGCGGCCTTGATGCCGCTCCAGACGTTCTGCAGCGTGTCCCCGAATTGCCGCCATGCATCGAGCGATTCGGCGGAGACGATCTGCCCCATCGACTTCTGCTGGTCGATGACGCCTTGCATGCCCTTGTTGGCGAGATCGGCGAGGACGCCGTTCAATTCCGAGACGTTGCGGCCGAGCACCTTGCTGGCATCGGCGAGATACTGGGTCTTGTCGGAGGCGTTGCCATAGCCGTCGGCGATCGCCTGGATGACGGTGTCGGTGTTGAGCGCCTTGCCGTGCACGTCGTCGAAACTGACGCCGAGATCGACGAATGCTTTCTGCATTTCCCGGTTGCCGCCGGTCGCCTCGCCGATCGAGGTGTTCAGCTTGTTGAGCGCCTCGTGCATGGTGTCGACGGAGGCGCCCGAGCCGCGCGCCGAATTGTCGAGCGCCTGCATCTCGTCGGTGGTCAGGTGCAGCTGCTTCGAGAGCGCGATGGTCTCGGAGGCCGCATCCATCAGCGATTTCGTGAAGGAGACGATGCCGGCGATCGAGATGCCGACGCCGAAGCCCTTCAGGAGCGAGGAGAAGGCGCCCTGCAGCGACGCGATGTCGCCGGCCATGCCGGAGACCGACTTCTGCAGAATCGTGCGCGCCTTCCCCATGTCGGCGGAGAAGGTGGCCGTATTCCCCTTCAGGTCGACGATAAGACTACCGACTGTTGCCACGACGGCGCTTCCTTTCGTTCATGCCCGCCTCGAGCTCCTGCATCTGGCCGCGCAGCTTCGCCGCCTTCTCCTTGCGGGTCGGCGGCTCTTTGTCGGTGAAGTAGAGAAAGTCATCGACCATGAACGCGCGGCCGTGCCGGCGCGGGGCCGAATTGACGACCGCCGACGCGATGACGGCGGCTTGGAAATCGCCGCGCAGGTTGCCGATCGGCTCGATCGCCATAAAGGCCCGCCACAGTGCGATCTCGGCGCTGGTGGTGCGGCTCAGTAGATCCTCGACGGTCATGTGCAGCGCGAGCGCGAGCCGGCAGTAGAAGCGGAGCTCGGGCTGCTTCCTCAGTTTTTTATCATGTCCGCCTGATCGATCGGCCGCAGCTTCGACAGCTTCATCGAGGCCAGACCGATGCGTTCGAGCGCG